CCATTTATGAAAACATTAAAAACCTATAAGGTTAAAGCCTTTACACTGATTGAAAATAGCGTAACCAAATTTATCAAATTTTCCAGCGGATCACTATCTTGTCAGATGTGACTTGTACCTTTTCAATCAGCTCCCTGACAATGACTTTTTGATTATCGTAGGACATATCCAGTACACTACTGGCATCTAATATCTTTTCAACTTTCTCTCTTTGGCCTGCTTGCTTATCAGTCGAGGCTTTTTTTATTTCCTCTTCTAGGGCGGTTCTTTGCTTGATAAAATCAGCAGACTTGGTCTTTAATTCGTCCAGCGTGATCCTATCGTCCAAGTATAGATCGTTCAGCTTGCTAAGTTTTAGAGTTAAGCTGTCTATCTGCTTCTGGATTGCTTGCTTGTCAACTGCCGGGCTTGTATCGTCCGAAAATAGTTCTTTTATCTTGTCTGGGTCGTTTTGTAGCTGGGCGATGCGAGTTAGAACATAATGCTCTAATAGATCCATGTCATAGTATCCGGACTCGCATTTCTTGTTGTCATTGTAGACCGTGACACCTTTTGTCTTTCGAGGGTGCCTTTGATAACACTCGTACCTTTTAAATCGTGACCCGTCTTTTCGCACTGCCCCTAAAATGACTTTCAAGGGCGCGTGACAGTATCCGCATTGCGCCAGGCCGGATAGCATATATTTTGCCTGGAATGGTCTAGGGTTCGACAGTTCTTTGGCTGTCTGCTGTCGTTTAGCCAGCTCTCTTTGAGTTTGCTCAAAATCTACTAGAGAGATTATGGGCTTGTGTGTGCCTTGGAAAGTTTGGCCCTTGTATTGATTCAAACCACAATATACAGGATTGGCTAGTATTCCTCTGATTGTGCGATAGCTCCAAGCTGGTTGTTTTGGGTATTCCTCATTGATTTTATCCCTCAATTTAGTGATTGACATACCAGCCAAGTATGACGAGTATATCTCCTTAACTGCCAGGGCCTCGTACTCGTTAACAGTCATTGACCCAGTTTCTTTGTCGTAGTTGTACCCATAGGAAGTTTTAGCCCACATCATGGACTTTCCAGACTTGGCCCGTCCCAGCTTGCCCAATTGCATACGCTCTTTTATCTGCTCTCTTTCGAGCTGAGCAAATACGGATAACAAACCTATAACGGCTCGCCCGAATGGTGTCGAGGTGTCGAAGTTTTCTAGCAGGCTTACGAACTCGATGTTATTTTTTAAAAAGATATCCTCTATCAAGTATAGAGTGTCCTTTTGGCTACGGCTCAACCGGTCCAGCTTGTATACTAATACCGTGTCAAATAGCTTGCTCTGAGCATCTTTTATCAATTGCTCAAGTGCTGGGCGCTCGGTTGTAGACCCAGAAAAGCCCCCGTCAGTATAAATCTTGTAAATGTGCCAATCTTTAATATCACAGTAGCTTTCCAGCTTCGCTTTCTGCTCCTCTATTGAGTAGCCCTCTTCCATCTGGGAAGTGGTAGACACGCGCACATATAGAGCGACTTTATTGATCTTATCCATTGTTTCTATACTCCTTTTCTGCTAAAATAGAGTATAGAAAGACACCTTTCAAAATATTCATTTTGAAACCTTTCTTTATCTTGATTGCCTCACGCTCAGACTCGCCAAAGTTTGAGAGCGTGGGGCTTTTTTTATTTGTCTAAAATCATTTTACCGTCTTGCTCCTGTGCAATAACTTTCGCATTAACATCTAAAACGATAAGGTTTGGAGCTTTAAAGTTTGGGTCATACTGTCTAAGCTCATTCTCTCCAGACTGTTTTATTTTAAGCATACCGTCAACCATAGGTTGAGCTTGTTTAATCTGTTCATCGGTTAGGGCGTCTGAAATAGTGATTGCTATATCTTTCTCGGTTGAATTAACAGACGCTTTAGGATCAACTCCATGTACCCATGCTTTAAAATTTTCCACAAAAACATCATAAGCAGAACGTCCTTGTAAAACATCACTAGAAGAAGTTGAAGAAGTTGAAGAAGTCGATACTTTACTTGATGATGAGACTTGTTCCGTGCTTTGTTCTTGACCCTGGTCTGTATCAGCTTCTTGCTGACTGCATCCGGCCAATAATAGAGTGAGTGCTGCGATTGTTGCGAGTGTTACCTTTTTCATATTTCCCTCCCGGCTATCCCACTAGCCTGTAAAATTCATCAATGACCATTAGTTCATCTGTCACTGATTTAAGTTTGTGTCTTTCCATAAAATTTAAATAGTTAAAATCTTCCTTATCTACTTTTTCCAGCTCCTCTCTTAAAAGCGCGTGTATCATGGCCCTATTAGCCTCATTTTCGCACTTTATCGGGTTGATAGTATAATTGGCTTCGGTATGGTCTAGGTGGCCTAATTCGTGCAATACAACCCTTTTCTGGGCCTCTCTAGTTAGTGATTTATTTACAAAGATAATCCTCATATCTGAGATTATCATTCCTGGCCTTTGCCATAAGTTGTTATCAAAGTAAGTGAGTGTCACTCCCTCACTGTCGCATATTTCTTCTATCGTCATAATCTGCCTTGTAGGTATATTTCTATTATATTCTGTATCGCTTGTATGTCGCTTTCTGTTAGTGGCTTACCGTCGAAAGTCTTTGCGCTCTCTGCCAGCTTGCGCAGATCTGTTTCAGAGTAACCTGTTTCAGCAGTTGACTCCCGTTCCCGTGGTACGTCATAGCCCATGAGCCAAGCCTCTGACACGTTAAAGGTTAATGCAAGCAAGGCCAGCCGTCTTTGGTCTGGTGCTTGTACACCATTCACATATTGTGAGATTGCACTTTTACCGAGTTTGACTCCTAACTTTTCTTGATAGGGTTTTGAATTATTGAAGATGTCTACTTGTTTCCAGTTCTTTTCTTCCATTAATTGCCGTATTCTATCCGCTGTTTCGTACTTTCTCATTTTGTTCAACTCCTTATTTCTACTATAGTATATCACAATATTTGAAAAATAAAAATAAAAAAGTTCAAGAATTATGAAAAAAACTGTTGACAAAGTTCACGGTGCATGGTATACTTTAACCATAAACAAAGTTCACGGAACGTGAACAAAGAAAGGAGCTACAATATGAGCAATGACTACTCAAAGTTGCTAGGCGCGATCACAGAAAAGATGGGAACGCAACTGGCCTTTGCCCAGGCTATGGGGGTATCGGAGCGCAGTATCTCGCTTAAATTGAATAATAAGGTATCTTGGAAAGATAACGAAATTTCAAAAGCGGTTGAAGTGCTTGGTCTTGATCCAAAAGATATCCCAGCATATTTTTTTAAATACAAAGTTCATGAAGCATGAACTTTTGCGAGTGAATAGAAAGGAGAAAGATGGCAGAGAGAAGAATGTTATCTAAAAAGATTTTTCAAAGCCGAAAATTTTTGATGATGCCGTTCGAAGCGCAAGCTCTATATACTCACTTGATCTTATCGAGTGACGACGACGGAGTGGTTGAGGCTTTCCCAATCGTCCGAATGATCGGAGCTAAGGAAGACTCGCTGGGTTTGCTGGTTGTAAAAAAATTCATCTTACCACTAAACGACGACATGGTTTACTTTATCACTGACTTTGAAGAACAAAACAAAATCAGAGCAGACCGGGTACAACCCTCACGATACCGCGAACTGTTACTAGAAAAAACAGACTTGGTGGTTGAAGGGAAACGGGTTACAGGTCAAAAAAAATACATTGACGGGCAAGTGACGGGCAAGTGTCAGACAGATGACGGGCAAGTGACGGGCAAGTGTCAGCATAGTATAGGTAAGGATAGGATAGTAGAGGATAGTATAGGTGAGTATAGTCTAGTAGAGTCAAGGTCAGTAGATAATGACGATGACGCTGGTCAAAAATCTTTTTCAAAGATTATCAAAGACAGCAACATAAAAATCAACGAGCGTCACACTCAAATGTTAATGGACTATATCACATTAGATCACTTTACAATTCCTATGATCCAGTACGCTGTAGAAAAGACAGAAGATGCCGGTTCAACTAGTTTTAATTATCTAAAAGCAATTTTAGAAAACTGGAAGAAAGAAGGCTTTACTTCTTTGGAACAAGTCGAGGATCATGACCGTAAGAGGCAGGTTAAACAAACAAAAAAAGAAGCCAGCCCTTACTCTATCAAGAACCCAGTATTTAGCCCTTACACGGACTTGTTACCCTGGGAAGAAGATGAGGAGGGATAGCCCTATGGATCTACCACTTGTCTATCATATCAACGAACAAGAGACTTGTGAAATACATCAATGCTTCAAATGGTCATTGAATGATGATGTGAAACTACAGGACGAACGAAATAGAACTTTTTGTCCAGAGTGTCAACGCGAGAAGATGGCGCGTGAAGAAGATCAGAAAATAGGTCAAGCTCACGCATCAACAATCTTGCGCAGGACTTACGACGTTCTTGATAAAAATAGTATCGTACCGAGCGGACTGAAAGAAGCGAGTTTTAAAAACTTCACGGTAACGAATCAAATCGACCAGGAAGCCAAAAATTACGCTCTGCGTTTGGTATCTCACTACTTGCACGGCGGGAAAGGTAATGCTCTGATAATGGGCAAGGCTGGACGCGGTAAGTCGCATCTGGCAATGGCAGTAGCAAGTAAGCTAAATGCCGACTGGAAAGCTAACAAGCTACCTAAGAGCATACTATTTGTTAACCTGCCAGCCTTGTTTATCAAAATTCAAAACTCTTTCAACCGTAAAGAGGGGATGACCAGTAACGAATGGCTGGAGCTACTAAAGAAAGTTGACTATCTGATCTTGGACGACCTCGGACGATCTGATAACGCACAATGGAAGCAGGACTTTCTGTACAGCTTATTAGATGAGCGAGAAGCGACGATCATCACAACGAACCTTGTAGGGTCAGAGATGAAGTCACTTTTTGAAACTGGACTGGTTAGTCGGATCACCAAAGGCGGACGGGACCTTTACTTTAAATACCCGGACAACGCAGAAGACAGGAGGAAATTACCGTTTTGATTGACAAAATGATTGAGAGCTTTGAAGCTACTTGCTACGAGCTTTCGGATGAGATTAAAGCTAAGCTACTGGCTAGTGATCCGGATAGTGCTAGAGGTAAGATCATGGAACTATACGCTTGCCGTTTAGCTGGCAGAGCATAAAAAATGGCCCTTTGGGAATGGGACCCCAAAAGACCAGAGATAAAACTTTTCTAAAGGAATTATAACAAAATGAAAACTAAAAATCAATGGCGACCGCGCATTATTAATATCATGTCGGACGGTAGCCGGGTAGAAGATTTAACGGGGTACACGATACCAAAAGATAGCGGATATTATAACGCGATCAGACGAATTAATAAGGAGATTTGAAATGTATAACGATATTTTGGCTTGTATGACAATTGCAGGAACATTTTTTGTAGCAGGCTTCGCAGGGGCGGTTTGGGATTTCAAACGTGCGCAACGGAAGAAAGCAAGAGAACAGAAGATTAAACTTGCATACGAAGCGTTAGACGCTGGAGTAGAAGAGGTTATGCAAGAGGGTGTAAATAACTACTTATCATCACTCGCAGAAGCTCGGAAACACTCTTACTCAGACAACGACTGGAGCATGGCAGATGTTTTGTAGCAAAAAAATTAAAGCATTAAAGCAAGAGATACGTTTTCAGAAAATCGACCTAGAAGGCAAAAATAATATACTTCGAGTAACCTTAAACGATAACAGAAAGTTGCGGAAGGAACTTAACCAAAAAAACCAACTTTTGAAAAAGTATCAAGAGGTCTTAATGAAATATCAAGGGGAGGGTAAGCTATGAACGAACGCTTACAACTAATACTAGCCTGTATCAGAGTAGGACGGGCGAATGTACTGACCACACGCGACATTGCCAAAATGACAAACTTGTCAGTGCGAAAGGTGCGAGGGGGAATCGCAGAGCTACGACTTAATTACTCAGTGCCTATCGTTGCCAGTCGTTCACTTCCTCGCGGGTATTATTTCGCGGAGAATGATGATGAGTACACAGCGTGGGTCTTGCAGTACAAAAAGCAGATCAAGACTGAGCAGAAACTACTGAACAGCTTGAAGTCCACAAGCTGGGACAGTTACAAGAAATTTAAGGAGCGCGAGAATGTATAAAGAGGGACGGCTAGACTTACTCTTTAGACTAGCAAGCAAGCTGGACAAAGAAACTTTTTTTGAAGTCAGCGATATTATTTCAAAATATGACGCAGTTATTGCTTATCGTAAAGACAGAAAGAGCCTGTTTTCGATGCTGGATATATATCGGAAATCATTGAGTGATCCATCAGAGCTATTCCAATATTTTGGTATCTCTAAACAATCCTATTCTACGTGGAAGAGAAATGACAAAATCCCCAACAAATACCTTGAAAAAGTATCTGTTCTTCTAGGGATAAGCAATGACGAGGCAATTTTGCGAAATAACAAATGAAAAAAGGAGATAAAACATGGCGACACTTTACGAACTAACAGGACAATTTCTTGACATCTACAATATGGACCTGGACGATGAAACCAAGCAGGACACGCTGGAAAGTATCGACTGGAACGAAGACTACGAAAACAAGGTAGAGGGCTATGTCAAAGTCATTAAGAACCTTGATGCAGATATCGAAGCCCGAAAAAATGAAATTGACCGTTTGAAGAAATTGAACGATGCAGACAAGGCCAAAAAAGAGCGCATGAAATCGACCCTTGAAGAAAGCATGGAACTCACGGGACACGACCGAGTAGACACACCCTTGTTTAAAGTGTCATTCAGACGATCTAAGGCCGTCGAGGTTGACATGGTGTTATTGCCAGACGAGTACAAGAAAGTTGAATACAAGGCCGATAAGACGGCTTTAAAACGACTTTTGACAGACGGGCAAGAAATCGCAGGAGCTACGCTGGTAGAAAACAAGAACTTGAGTATTAGGTAAGGGGAAACAAATGACAAAATTATCTTTTTCAGAATTACAAAAAAAGATGCAATTAGAAAAGAAAAAATCAAAAGATGTTAAATATGCATTTCGTAACGCTGAAGACATTTATACAAAATTCAAAGAAGTTAATACAGATTGGGAATTAACTGTATTTGATGATTTGGTTGTTATCAGCGATCGCATATTTGTGAAATCAACGGCTATAGTAACGGATGGAGAAAGACGATTTCAATCGATTGGATTTGCAGAATTGGACACAGTACCAATTTTAAACACTCAAAAAGGACAATTCAAACAAATGCAAGTTCCGCAATGGACTGGTGCAGTGAGTTCCTACGCTCGCAAGTATGCGCTTCAAGGGCTGTTTGGTATCGGAGAAAAAGATGTAGACGAGTACCCAAGTGATATGAACGAACCAGATCAGCTAAAAAACAAAACGAAACCTAAAGAACAAGCCGAATCCGTTATCTCAGTTGAAAAAGCAAACTACTATTTGAAAGAGGTTGCTAAGATTTCAGAGGAAAAAGGCAAGCAGGACGGTTCAGTCGCTCAATGGTTCTTGCGATATTTAAACGTTTCAGATTACAAGCAAATTAAAGAGTCACAAGTGGAAAAAGCAGAAATGCTATTAGGTAAATTGAAAGGAAATTAAAGTATGTTGAACAATGTTGAAGAATGGAGGGACATTTCGGGATACGAGGGTTTGTATAAAGTATCAAACCGTGGGAGGATAAAAAGCTATCATGAAAGATATAAAAAACCTAGAATACTAAAAACATCTATGACGACGACTAGCTATAGAAAAGTAGAGCTTGCAAAGAACAAAATAAAGAAGTCTCTAAAAGTACATAGGCTAGTGGCAGAAGCCTTTATCCCAAACAAAGAAAATAAGCCGTATGTAAATCATTTGGATAGCAACCCTTTAAATAACAATGTCGAAAATTTGGAATGGTGCACACAAAAAGAAAATATGGTTCATTCGTCTATTTATGGAAATCACAAAAGTTTTGCATGGAAAAATAAAGAACAAGTTATTTCTGAATATATTTCGGGCAAATCCATTAAATATCTTGCTAAAAAATATAGTGGGACTAACTGCACAACAATCATCGAAGTTCTAAAAAGAGAAAAAATAAAAAGAAGAACATATACAGAACAACGAATGAAATATAAATATTCTAGAAAAGAGATGGTATCTATGTTTGAAAATGGATTAAGGAATGTAGATATTTCAAGAATTTTAGGGATACCAACAGCATTGGTAGGCACATACAAATACAAATGGAAAAGAGGAGAAAAATTATGCTGAACTCTATCTGCCTTGTCGGAAGGCTCACAAAAAACGCAGAACTACGATACACCCCAAATAATCAAGCAGTTGCTACTTTCAGCCTAGCTGTCAACCGCAACTTCAAGAGTCAAAACGGAGAGCGTGAAGCAGATTTTATTAACTGCGTTATCTGGCGACAGCAAGCAGAAAACCTTGCAAACTGGGCCAAGAAAGGGGCTTTGATTGGGATCACGGGACGAATTCAGACACGAAGTTACGAAAACCAGCAAGGCCAGCGGGTATATGTGACTGAGGTCGTAGCGAATGACTTCCAACTTTTGGAAAGTCGGAAAGACCGTGAAGCTGGGCCGTCGCAAGGGTACGGCCAGCCAGATTTTGGACGTCAGGCAGAGCCTATGGATATCTCGAGTGACGATTTGCCATTTTAAAGAGGTAAAACATAAATGAACCGATAATACTGAAGTTTGAATTGAACCGCAAACAGATGATATCTGCCAACGACAGACTGCACTTTCAGCAGAAAGGGAAGATCACGCGCTTTCTGCGGGAGCTGGCCCACTACGAGGGCATGAACGTGTTAAAGGACTATTTCAGGCTACCTTACACGGAAGATAAGCCGTGCGAAGTAAGGGTGATCGTATATGCGCCAACTAAGCGCAAGTACGATCCTCCGAACTGGTCGCCCACGACCAAGGCTCTATTGGACGGTCTGACAGATGCAGAAATCTGGACAGATGATAACTTTAACATTATTAAACGGGTGAGCTTCGAGCATGGTGGTTTGTCCGGGACTAAAAACTACAAAATAGAATTGAATATCCATGAAGTGACAGGGATTTGATATGGAGAAAGATAACTTACTACAGTCCAAGCGTATCTATGAGAAACGGCTGAGCGAGGAACTACAGCTAAAAACGATCAGCAATACGCGAGGACATCACTACAGCGCGAACTATCGCGAATGGCTACACAAGGAAATTAAAGCCATAGACAAGAAATTAAAAGAAATCGAGGGGGATATGATAGATGGATATTGACAAAATCGAGGAACTAACCGAGCTAACTAAGCAGTGGTTTTTGGATCGGGATATCACGCAGGGAGATGTCTTTAAGCAGACGCTCAAGCTATTTGAAGAATTGGGCGAGTTATGCGCAGGGTATGCCAAGCAGAAAGAACAGCTAACAAAGGATAGCATCGGAGATTGTGCCGTGGTTGTCGTAGGTTTGGCAATGATGATTGAATTTGATCCGGTTGAGATCATGATTAAAGCGGTAGAAGCCAGAAAGGGCGATGTTAAAGATTGCTTTGAGTTGATGCTCGAGAATGCGAGTGAATTTCAGTTTACTCGCAAGCACGAAGTAAAAACAAATGCTAAATTTAACCTATACCGGATCATTAGTTATTTAAAAGCAATCGCTCATAAATTAGGTTATGACTTCGTGGATTGTTTCGAACTAGCTTACAAAGAGATCAAGGACCGAAAGGGTCGCTGGGTCGAGGGTAGTTTTGTAAAAGAAGAAGATTTATAAAAAAGCAAAAAAGAAAAGGAGAAACTAAAATGAACAAGAAAATTATTTTTACGACAGCAGCAGTATTAGCAACAGTAGCGACGGCAACAGGAGTAAAGGCAGATGAAACAAACGTACAAGGAACAGCTCCAACAGGAGATAGCACAAGCGCAGTCACAACTGCAGGAGCTGAGCAAACAGGAACAAGCCAAAATGAAGCAACGCAGATTGATAAACAATCAGCTACTGAAACTGCAGATACAGAAACAGGAAGCGCAAGCAACAATCCAGACCAATCAGGAAATGCTACACAATTTACAAAAGATGGGACCGATATTCAAGTAACCAACCCAGAAGTCGTGATTGACCAAAGCAAAGGTACAGGGAAGTATCAACCCTTCAGCGTGGAATATAAGAACGTCCACTTCCCCGACGATCTCGAGATCAACGAAGGCGATAAGGTAACGTTCACGCTTCCAGAGGAAGTAGCTTTTCAAACTAGCTTCACGTTTGACGTACACAATCCAGAAAATGCCGTCGTCGGTCAAGCAACCGCAGACAGCACAGCCGGGACAGTGACAACTGTATTTAACGACTATTTCAAAAACCACCCGTTAAATAAACAAATGAGCCTTAAAATGGACGCAAAATGGACTGATAAAGTCCAAAGTGGAAAACCAGTAACCGCGAATTTTAACGGCACAGTCGTAACGGCTCAAATCGGCAAAGAACAAGAGATCGGAAGCGATGAACTCTTGTCCAAGTGGGGAAGCCAAGACGAAAACGATCCGACGGTTATCAACTGGACTGTACGCGTCAATTATGCACGCAAAGTCCTAAACTATGTGAAAATCATTGACGAAATGTCAGAAAATCAAAAGCTAGTCGATGATTATTTTGAAATCAAGAATATTGAGAGCGTGGATCCGTGGATCAACAAGGGGTCCGCAATGGATCTTGTTAAGTCAATTAGTAAGTCAGATCACGGCTTCGAGATCAAGATGGATCGTCTTGATCGTATGATCTATTTAAACTATAAGACTAAACTAACAAGCGCGGTTAAAGATAGCGTAAACCCAACAAATAAAGTTGAACTTAAAGCCGAAGATTCGGGCGCCGTTTCTTATAGCTACGTTCAACTTGTGGGTGGCCGTGGGGACGCGTCCGGAGAAAATAAACCAGTCTGGGAAATTCCAAATGACGCGCCAAAATATGAAAAACCATCAATCGATTTAAACGATATTCCGCTTATGCCTCCCGCTCCGGTATTAGAAAAACCAGAGTGGAAAGGCGGTACAACACCATTTGACGCACCACAGCTTGATAAGCCAGAGTGGAAAGGTGGAGTCGTACCGTTCGACGCTCCGATCTTGGATAAACCAGAGATCAATATTGAAGATATTCCGCTACTTCCACCGGCTCCCGTCTTGGATAAGCCGGAACTAGTGATCGATATTCCAGATCCAAAACGTGACGAACCAAAACCACAGCCACAACCAAAACAAGACAAGCCAAGCACACCAGCGCCAAAAGAAACGCCAAAAGTCGAAGAAGTGAAAATCACTAATCGCGTGGAAAATCACGCGCAAAACACGCGAAACGAATCTGAAGAAGCGGTCGAAGCATACAGCGCACCAGCAGTCTTGCCTGCAACTGGATCTGATCTTGGATTGTCACTTGTGGCCCTTGGTATCTCAGTAGTCACCCTGGCCTTTGTTTTGAAGAGAAAGGAAAGCTGATGTGAGGGGGATTATTCCCCCTTGATTTTGAAAAAGGAGAAAATGAAATGAATAAACAAGAATTAATTGAACACATTAATAACACATTATTTGATAATTTGAAAGATACATTGTTCACAGAACCTACACTTTCAATCACAGAAAGCGCAAAAGATAATAAAGTGGCAATAACGTTTGAAACCAAAAAGGGCAGTGTCTTTGTGGGTGGTATGTTAAAGAAATTTGAAAAAGTCACAGTACCGCAGTTTGTGGCAGATTGGTACGAAGAGCATAAAGACGATTTTGAAGGAAGTTTGTTTAGGTGTATTGATTGTATCCCGAGTTTGTACGATGAGGGAGATCTAAATGCTCTTGAAGAATGGATAATTGATTGTGAAACCAAGCCTTTTCAAACGTTAGTCAATATGCACCAGTTTGGCTACGAGGTCGAAAAAGAAAAGCGGTATATTGTCAAAGTAAAAGGAGTGGAAGAAAGTCACAAATACCTAAATCATCGTATAAGTTTAGATAGTTGGTTCTTTAGCGGGGAAAGTGAACCGTTAGATTTTAGCGTTAAACACACCCGCAAAGAGCTTGAAGAAGCTGGGTTTGAAGAAGTGTTCAATAGCCCGTTGTTTGAAGTAAAAGAGGTGGAAGAATGAGTACAAATTTATTAGATGAAACAGTAGAATTTTTAGAAAAATATGATAAAACACTGGATGATATTTTGTATATTCAAGGTGATGATTTTGAAATCACAAGAAAAAACTTTGAAACAGTAGCAAGGGATACAAATTATGATTCTGGTTATGGTGCTCAACATGTACCAAAAGACCTTGTGCTAGTTGGTGAAGACTGGTGGATTGAGCGTTATGAGTATGATGGTGCTGAATGGTGGGATTTTAAGAGTATTCCAGCAAGAAAGCAGTACATGAAGAATATCACAAACCTACATAAAGGTATGTGGGATACCCTTAAAGAAATGAATGAGGAGTAAACATGACACGACCAAACAGATACCCATATACAAAGAACCAGTGGGAGGAAGAAACAACTCTAGTATGTTTCGGTGATAATACTAGTTTTAAATTAAGAGTTGAAAGAAATAGAATGACGGGGGAAACGAAACAATGACCCTACAAAACTTTATATACCTACTGCTCGCACTGGTCTGGCTATCTGGTTTGATCTGGGCCAGTGTGATAGCTTTTAGAAGCAGAAAAACCAACGATAAAACAACGTTAAAAATTAACGAAAACCTAAATATAAATGTCGGCAAGATGAACGCGAGTAAACTTACAACTACTGATATTAGAAAGGGCAAGCAATGACGAATAATGATAAGATGATACGTGCGAATTTTGCGTTTATCCTTTTTATCCTAATTGCCGTATGCGTCAACCTTAACTCACGAGTACGGGTGCTTGAGACGAGCAACAGCGATCTACAGCAAACGATCCAAACACAAAGGGACGAACTCGAAAAAATCGAAGAAAAAAACACAATGCAAGACGTGATAATTAACAAACTGAACAATGATTATAACTCACGTATGGCTCAGCAACTACAGGAGGTGGCAGATGAGAATGGAGTCGGAGGGTGATCTGACACCAGAAGAATTGTGTCAGATTATTATGGAGACTGTTATGAAAAATGCTGAACTAATCACGATGAAATCAGGGGAAGACGATGGAATTGAAAAAAGAATTTTTCCAGGAAGCAGACAAGGCGATAGCTGAGTTTGAATCTGTTTACGAGTTTTTCAAAAAAGCGAAAAGTCATAATGCTTATCAAGACGGAACGCGTTATGAAAAATACAAGAAACAAAACAGAATGTCTTCGTCTGCAATTATCGCAAGATTCGTTGGATTCGTTGAAACTGATCTACTCTACGAATGTATGAAAGAGGCACTTGATAAAGTAGGCCCAGGACGGTCTAGTGAGGACCTGGTTGAGCGATTTTATCAAGATAATTATAATTATCGACGGAATGAAGAACGCAAGCGAGAACGTCGTTTAAAACGTAAATTAGAAGCGCTGGACTTAATTTCTAAAATGGAAGGGTGGGATTGAATGCTGTTTGGTGAAGTGCTAAAGAATAAAACAAAGGAGAATGCAGACAATACACTCAAAAACTACCGCGTACTGTTACGGATAGCTGGGGAAGAATACAGCCCAAAAGTCACGGCTACTTATTCTCTAGAGCCAAAGAGCGCACCGAGTTCCCCAAGCCGGCAAACAGAGCAGATGGTTATTAGACGGGTAAGCGCACAGCAAGAGCTGGAGCTTATGGCATCGGCTATTAATAGACTATCTGATCTCAATCTATCGCAGATCTTGATTGAGCGATATTGCCGAGTACGATTTAGACAAGATAAGGCCATTTATCCAAGTCTGGGATATTCTGAGAGTGAATACTATAGATTGCTGGATCGGGCATTATTAGAATTCGCAGAAGCGTACAAATCTGGGGAACTGCTAGAATACAGATTCCTGGGAGATAATTGAAAGAAAGTAGGGAGTAAAAGCGCTGTATTGAGTGGTATTATAGTATTATCCAATGAAGTAGGAAGGACCTGCGCCATTTGGTTGTCTCCTTATGATAGGTTGCTGGGTAACTCAACGGTTAGAGTAGCGGACTTTTCACCCGCAAAGTGCAGGTTCGATTCCTGCCCCGGCTATAGAGATAGGCTAACTCCCAAAGCCTATCTTTTTTATTTTGTCCGAAAGGAGTGATGAAAAATCGCTAAACTATCATTAAAACGGCAGACATTTTGTGATGAGTACATCATTTCTGGAAATGCTACTCAGTCAGCGATTAAAGCTGGATATAGTAAAAAGACAGCTAGAAGCCAAGGACAGCGCTTGCTGACAAAAGCTGACATTTCAGAATATATCCAAAAACGCATGGAAGAGTTGCAAGATGAAAAAATCTTGACCCAAAAACAGATCCTTATAATGCTCTCGGAGATAGCATCTGGAAAAGCGATGGAAACGATAGTTGTTACAACAAAAATAGCTGAACTGTTAGAAGATCCTAAAACCGGAAAGAGCGTCAAAGTCTACAACGAGATACCGCAACTAGTGGAATATCCAACTAAGAACAGCGATAGGAATAAGGCTCTTGAATTGCTTGGCAAGCGTTATGGTATGTGGACTGAAAAGGTTGGCTTGGACGTAGCTGATACGACAATCACAATTATAGATGCGTGGTCTAAAGATGGAAGTTAGGATCCAAGACAATGTTAACCCGCATTTTAAAGAGGTTTGGACTACCAGCAAGCCTTATAATGTTTTAAAAGGTGGTCGTAATTCCTTTAAATCCTCAGTGATAGCTTTGCTACTAGTCTTTATGATTGTCCCGTTTTTGATTGCCGGCAAAAAGGCGAATGTGGTCGTTATTCGTAAGGTCGGAAACACTATTCGAGATAGTGTTTTTCTAAAAATACAATGGGCTTTGAATAAGTTTGGCTTGTCTGGACGATTTAAAGCTACAGTATCACCTTTCAAAATACAAGATACAATCACAGGATCGTGTTTCTATTTCTACGGCCAGGACGATTTCCAAAAGTTAAAGTCGAATGACATCGGGAATATTATAGCCGTCTGGTACGAAGAAGCTGCAGAGTTTAGTAGCAAAGAAGACTTCGACCAGTCGAATGTAACCTTTATGCGACAGAAGCACCCAGACGTTGCTTTTGTTAAGTTCTTCTGGTCTTACAATCCGCCCAGAAATCCTTATAACTGGATAAACGAATGGACAGATAGACTAGCAGATAATGATAACTATCTAGTACACTCGTCATCTTACCTAAATGATGAGCTGGGCTTTGTTACCGAACAGATGTTAGAGGATATCAGACGGATTAAAGAAAACGACTACGACTACTACAGGTATATCTATCTGGGTGAGCCGGTCGGAATTGGTACAAACGTGTATAACCTGGACCTGTTTAAACGCGCTGATAAAATAGCGGACGGTGAACGCGTTATCGGTCAGTTGTTTGCAGCAGATACAGGACACCAGCAATCAGCAACTACTTGCTTGCACGCGGTTGTTACTAATAGGTCCAATCTCTACCTTGTGGATAACTACTACTATAGCCCCGCTGGTAAGGTTAAGAAAAAAGCCCCGAGCGTATTATCTAAGGAACTACATGACTTTGTTATCAAGCAGACGCAGAAATATCCGAATGTACCAGTCATTGAAATGACAATAGATAGTGCGGAGGGAGCATTGAGAAATCAGTACTTAGAAGACTTTGGTATTCGCTGGCACCCAGTGGCGAAGAAGAAGAAAATAATAATGACAGAATACGTCCAATCGCTCCTTGCGAATGGTCGTTTTTATTATTTTCCAACCGAGAACAACCTCAAGTATTTTATTGAGGAGCACAAGCGTTATCAGTGGGACGAGAAAAGTGTTAAAGACGACGACCCGAAAGTTATCAAAGAGGACGATCACACTTGCGACGCGTTCCAGTACATGGTCGTTGATAATGCACAACTACTACGATTAAAAGCCTAGAGAAAGGTTTGAAATGAGTATCTTACAATCAATAAGAAATATTTTTAAGAGGGGTAAATATGTAATGACAAGCCAATCACTAGGCAATATCACAGAACATCCTAAAATCGCAATTAACAAGGATGAATACGATCGTATTCAGAAAAACTTGAAATACTACCAGAGTAAGTGGGACCCTATCCGCTACCGCAATTCAAATCGAGTTGATAAACAACGGACACGAAACCACTTGCCTATCGCCCGTACAGCTTGTAAGAAGATTGCCAGCTTGGTATTCAATGAGCAGGCAGAGATAGGCGTTGCGAATAGAACGACAAACGAGTTCATTCAAACTGTTTTGTTAAATGACCGCTTTAACAAGAACTTTGAGCGATACCTTGAGAGCTGTTTGGCCTTGGGTGGTCTTGCTATGCGTCCATACGTTGACGACGACAAGATCAAGATTTCATTCATTCAAGCCCCTGTATTTTACCCGTTGCAGTCTAATACACAGGACGTATCGTCTGCAGCTATCATCAACAAGAGTCAAAAGACAGTAGGCAAAGAAACAATCTACTATACTTTGGTCGAATTGCATGAGTGGACCAAGGATAAGAAATACACAATCACTAATGAGCTGTATCGCTCAAACGAAAAGGAGCGCGTTGGTGATCGTGTACTACTATCCGAGATCTATGAGGACCTTGAGGAAGAAGTAACGCTTGACGGGCTTACACGGCCGTTGTTTACGTATCTAAAACCCCCTGGAATGAATAACAAAGATATCAACAGTCCTTTGGGCCTGTCTATCTTTGATAATGCTAAGAGTACTATTGACTTTGTCAATACCACTTATGACGAGTTTAAGTGGGAAGTGCGCATGGGTCAACGGCGCGTATTAGTGCCAGACCAAACTGTCCGGATTGGGTTCGACCATCACGGGGAAACTGATCTTGTCACGCGCGAATTTGATCCAGAGCAGAACGTATACGAGCAAATTGACGGTGGTAAAGATACACCCATCAACATCACAGACCTTACTACTCCAATCCGTTCGGACGACTATATCAAGGCAATCAACGAGGGCCTTGCGCTCTTTGAGATGCAGGTTGGAGTATCGCCTGGAATGTTTACGTTTGACGGTAAGAGCATGAAGACTGCGACTGAGGTTGTATCCGAAAACTCTGATACATACCAATTGAGAAACAGCATCGTGAGCCTTGTAGATCAATCTATCAAAGAGCTTGTGATCTCTATTTGTGAAATTGGGAAGCTATACGGCTTGTATAGCGGGCCTATTCCAGAGATGGACGATATCACGGTAAACCTTGATGATGGTGTCTTTGTTGATAAAAACAACGAGCTAGACTACTACGCTAAAGCCTTGTTAAGTGGCCTTGTCAGCAAGCAATACGCTATATCTAAGGCGCTTGGCTTGTCAGATGATGAAGCTAAACAAATGCTTGATGATATCAAGAAAGAGACCGCTGAGAGCATGGAGCTAGAACGTAGCACAAGTGAAGTTGATATTTATGGAGAGTGAGTAGATGGCGCGTAACAAGTACCCGGTATTATTTAACGAGGAGCAGTTAGAGTTGCGCGCATCACAGGTCGGTGATATCTATCATCAAATGGCGCGTGACCTATTTGATGAGGTTATTGATAGGTTATTAGAGCGTGGGGCTGAGTCTTTGGCAGATAACCCGTATATCTGGCAGTTAGAGCGTATGAGCCAGATGCACATGCTGAATGAGCAAAACCTGGACACAATCGCCCATTACTCTAAAATAGGCCGTGAACAGCTCAGAAAGGTCATTGAAGATGAGGGCTTTAAAATCTATCAGACGACCAAGGAACAGCTCTTAGACGACCTCGGAGGCGGTGATTTTGGCAATTCTAAGCACGCGCAGGAGTTGCTAGCTGGATATTTTGAACAGTCGCACGGTGATATTAGTAACTTGATTAATACCACGCTTCCAGGCATCGTTACAGATGTATATCGTCAAATGGTCCAGGAAGTGGTAGCCCGTCAAGTGGTCGGACTAGTCACACATGACAAGGCTGTATCTCAAACCGTCATGAAATGGCAAGAGATAGGCTTTAAAGGTTTTATTGATCGCGGTGGGCATTATTGGAAAGTGGATAACTACGCTAGAACTGTTATTAAAACTACAGTCATGCGAAGCTATCGGGAAATGCGGACAATGCCAGCGGACGAGCTGGGTATTGATACCTTTTATTATTCTAAAAAGGCAACAGCCCGCGAGGCTTGCGCACCCTTACAGCATCATATTGTAACCTATGGCGAAGCAAGGGAAGAACACGGTATTAGTATTCTATCGCTTGCAGATCATGGCTACGGGACTGCTGGAGGGTGTCTTGGTATTAACTGCGGACACATGCTTACTCCTTTTGTCCCTGGCATAAATGAGTTGCCAGAACTAGGACCGGACGTTAAGAACGTAACGCAAGAAGAAGTGATTAGAAATGCTAATGCGCAATCTAAACAAAGGGCATACGAGCGAGCTATTAGGAAGTCTAAAGAGAAATTACACGTAGCCGAGAAGCTGGGCGACCAGGAACTTATCAGCAAGTTTAAAACTAAAATCAGAGATCAACAGGCAACCCTGCGAGATTATATCGCGGACAAACCTTTCTTGCATCGTGACTATGCGAGAGAAAGGTATTTTAAACCAAACGAAGAATAAAGGCTTTTATAGCCTTTTTTATTTTGCTCCCTTTCTGGATAATAGGTGATTTCCTCCTTTTTTCTTGCCTATTGCGGGATCGTAACCCGCTGGGAGCTTTCGTTGGCGGACGTAAACCGCCAAAATCGTCTACTGGACGTAAAACAGAAAGGAGTTTTAAACATGAGTTTAAAACGTGAGATGTTAGTTGATGCAGGTATTGAGGATAAGGACACTATTGAGCGCATTATGGCAGCGTACGGGTCAGCAATCAAAGAGGCCAAATCTGAAGTGCAGGCAGAAAACGACAGCTTAAAAACACAACTTGAGCAACGTGACCAAGCTATCAAGGACTTACAAGCCAAAGAGGGGGCTAGTGAAGAAGCCAAGAAACAACTGGAAGACTTACAAGCCCAATTCGAAAGCTACAAGACTGAGAATGAAGCTAACCTTGCTCAAGTAAAGAAAACCAACGCGGTAGCCTTGGCTTTGAAAGATGTGGGAGCGCATAACTCCGAGGACCTAATGAAGTTTATTGATCTTGATAAGATCGAGCTTGCAGAAGATGGCAAGCCTAAACTGGAAGAAACTATCAACGGTCTAAAGGAATCAAGCCCTTACCTTTTTATCCAAAAGGAAGAACCACAAGAACCACAGCCAAAGTTCGCGCTTGGTGGCAATCCGTCCGCTGGTGGTGATAGCGACCTCAGCCCGGAAGAACAAGCTCTATTTGCTGGCTTTGACAGCATTTAAAAATAAAAGAAAGTAGGATAAGCCTATATGACTATTAATTATGCATCTAAATTTGACGCAAAAGTAGATGAGCGCTTTGCCAAAGAAGCCCTCTCAACTGGTATTGTCAACCAGGACTTTGATTTTACTGGTGTAGATACCGTTAAGGTATACTCAATCCCAACTACAGCAATGAATGACTACGCTCTTACTGGTAACACTCGCTACGGTACTGCAGCAGAACTTGAAAACAATGTGCAAACATTGACACTCACTAAAGACCGTTCATTCACGTTTACAATCGACAAACGCTCAGTACAAGACACCAATGGCACTTTGGAAGCAGGTAAGGCTCTTGCTCGCCAATTGTCAGAAGTTGTTATTCCAGAAGTTGATAAATACCGTTTTGGTAAAGTCGTTGCTGGTGTTGATACGGATCACGTTAAAACTGGCGCGGTTACTAAAAACAACGCGTATGAAGCAGTGCTTGACGGTCAAGTTAAATTGACTGACGCACTTGTACCAGAAGAAGGACGCAAGCTCCACGTATCTCCAGAGTTTTACAAACTCATTAAACTTGATCCATCATTCGTGAAGAACTCTGACCTCGGACAAGAAGTTGCGTTTAAAGGACAAGTTGGTGTTATCGACGGCTTGCCTGTTATCCTTACTCCAACTTCTCGCTTGCCTGAAAACGTAGCGTTTGTGATTGCACACCCAATCGCAACTACTTCTCCTGTCAAACTCGAAGACTACAAGATCCACGATAACCCACCAGGAATCAACGGCTACCTTGTAGAAGGTCGTATCCGTTACGATGCATTCGTGCTTGACAGCAAGAAGAAAGCGATCTACGTTCATAAAACTGCGTAAGGAGTAACGAATGGCAGAAGAAACGAAAACAACTAAAACAGAAGCGGTAACTGAACAGGTTGCGACGGTTTTGGTAAAGGACGATGTAACCTTTACCATCACTGACCCCAATCTAGTATCTGCTTTTTTAACTAGCGGTTACGAGATCAAGGAGTAACGAATGGCGAAATATAAAGCTACTTGTAACTTTTTGATTGAGTCAACAGACCAAAACTTTGACGAGGGCAAGGTCTACGAGTTGACCGCTACGGAAGCAGAAGAAATCAACCAAAAAACAAACCTCGCGTTTGGTGAGGAATGGTTGGAGCTTGTTTCTGATGGCGAAATCGTGGCCCAAAAGGTGGCCTCTGAATAGGAGGTATCATGGCATACTTAACACATGAGGAATATCGTGAGTTAGGTTTTGAAAGTACAAGCGAATTCGATGAGCTACTTAAACGAGCAGAGCTTGCTATTGATCTCTTTATCCGTCATTATTATGACTTCCACGATTTTGACAAGGATCATAAATTTAGAAAGAAAGCTATTAAAATTGCCACGGCTTACCAGATCCAGTACCTGGACAGCACGGGCATTTTAACAGCCGAGGATAAGCAGACAATATCAAGCACCACACTAGGACGTACATCGGTGTCCTATGGCTCAAATAACGGCTCTAGAGCGTCTGAAACAGCGTCCGGGTATAATCTATCCCTTGACGCGTTTAATGCTCTTAAATCGGCTGGTTTTCTGTATAGCGGGGTGGATTATGGTCGTTATTGATAAACGGACACTAGTTGACTCAGTGACGATCTCAAAACCAACTGGAAAGAAAGACGGGTGGGGGAAAGAAGAATTCTCCTACCCGATTTTATTGAGTCCGGTTCGCTTTGACCGTAACTTTGACGGTCCAGGGTCAGTCAATAACCCGTCCGGACAGAAGAACCCGTCATTTCGTGCGCCTGGTGTCATCTTTGTGTACCCTCAGTATTGTGATGTAGAGATTGATTCCTCATATCGTAACTCGATTGTAAAAGATGGCGACGATGAATACATCGTAAACAAGATCGTTCCTGTTTATGAACCTTTCAGTCGCAAAGTCTTTTGCTATGAAATCGAGGTGATGTGATGGGTATCAATGTCACGATAGATTTGAGCGGAGCAACACGGAAGACATCGCAGGCATCGGAGCGTAAAGCGCAGTTAGAGATTGCAAACCAAGCCTTACTAGATATGGAGCCGTATGTGCCGTTATTGCACGGCCCACTACGATCTAGCGGTCATGTGGCTGGCAATGGCTCACAAATTATCTACAACACACCATACGCACGCGCCCAGTTTTACGGTGGTGCTTATAACAAGTACCGCAGTTTTAGCTTTGGGAAGTATACCACTCCTGGAACTGGTAAACGCTGGGACTTAAAGGCCTCAGCTAACCACGGAAACAAGTGGGCAGAAGTCGGATTGAAAGCAATGGGGTTTAATAAATGAAAAGTAACAATGACTTTAACGTTGTTTTGCGCGATTTTATCAACACCCTCGGTCTACCGATTGCTTGTGAGCTTGACTTTCTAAGCGAGCTGGACTCTTTGGTCCTATACCCGCTTCCAGGCGGTAAGGTTGAGCGTGTCTATATGGACGGTTCGCGAGATGTGAGCCTTATCTTTGAAATCGCAGTAAAGGTAAAAGATCAATCAACAGCTAGTGAGTGCCTTTGGGAAATTAACAAAGCATTATCCGAATTTGATCTGGTCTTACCGAGTCAAAACAACTCATATATTTTTAACAATTTAACCACTACCCAGCCGTCCTTAAACGAACGGGACGAGCAGGGCTTCTACATTTATCTGCAGGATATCACTGCAAACCTAACAATCTTGAATAATAAAGGAGTGTAATACATGGCACGTCAAAAGAACGCCCTACGCGGGCATTTTATCGCACCAGTCACTGATCCAAAGACTGAACCAGCAAAAGAAGCCTACAAAGAGCTTGCTAAATGGATCGAAGATGTGGACGACGATACAGATGAAGCTACTACATCTGTCGCTTATTATGACGGCGACGGTACAGAAGAAACAACAGTAACATCTGTTAAAGGTTCATACACATTCAAAGGTACCTACGACAAAGAAGATGAAGCAATGGCTCTTATCGCTGGTTTGAAGTACAAACTAGGTAACGACCGCCTTGTATGGCACAAAGTTGTAGATTCTGACGGTAAGAACCAACACGTCGGAATTGCTACCGTGTCAGTAATCAAGGCCGGCTCTGGGGCTGCTGCAAACTACGAGGAATTCTCTTGTAAGATTTCTTACAACTCACTTCCTAAAACTACTGCAGTCGTAGGCTAATAGTAAAAGTAAAAGCGTTCCATTTTGGGACGCTCTTTTTTGTGCATTAAAGGAGGAAATCATGTCTATTTCAATTGAACTAAAACGCAATTATATCCCCATTAACATCGGAGAAATTGAACTCCAGTTTGATACATCACTAGAGAATATCTCGCGCCTTGCTACGCTCCAGGAAGATATCTCAGAACGCTTCAACAAGTACCAGTTAGAGCTGATTGAGCGGTCTAATAATGGAGAGTTTGACGATCTTAAAGAAGGAGTCATTAACAAGCGAGTCATTGACGAAGCCTTTGAGATGCAAAAGAAAATGACGGAGATTAAGTATGATGTTTTATTCGGTGATGGTACCTTTGCTAAAATCTACGAACGCTATCCAGACCTTGACGCTTTGGATCATGCATTTGATGAAGTAGATACCATGCTGGGTGCTGAACTTGACCGTATGGGACAAGAACGGGCCAAAGCATCAGGCGCGGTTGCTGAATCATTTGTTAAAAAAGCAAAAGCGAAGAAAACCAAAAAAACCAGCAAAAAATAACAAGGAGGAATGCTCATGAAATTAAATGAGCCTATACAGAACTCCTTTGAATTAAACGGGCGCACCTATGAGGTGGACTGCTCCTTTGATCTGGTGCTTGATGTCTTTGAGATGTTTGACAATGAAGTTATGAACAATCTCGAGAAGATGCGTACAGCGGTTTTAATGATGACAGACGAAGCCTTGGACAATCCAGAGGATATAGTGGCCGTCTGGGAATATATTGACGAGCATTTTTTGAAAACCAAAAAAGAGCGCGTGGTTTATGACCGACACGGCAACCCTATGCCGGTAGCCAAGGACGAAGAAGATGATATCCGTTTAATTGATTTTGAAGTAGACGCGCAGGAAATATATGCTAGCTTTGTGCAAGCGTATAACATCAACCTCTTTGAAGCACAAGGCCGGCTAACATGGCCCGAATTTATCGCACTACTAAATGGTATGCCAGAGGGAACGGCTGTATCTCAATTAGTAGAGATACGGTCTTGGAAACCCTCAAAGAACGATAGTAGCGAGTATAAGGCCAAAATGCGCCGGTTACAAACCAAATATAGATTAGACGGAAAGGAGGGAGATGAATAATGGCAGATGGAAAGATAGTTATTGACGTCCAGGTCAATGGACGCAAACTTACAGAGTTATCAGATGCCTTGAAGCGTTTAGAGTCCGAAGCCCGTAGATCGGGCCAAGGTGTCAAAAACGCAGGCGATGGTATCCAGGCAACCGGTGATAAGGCTCTAAGAGCTGGACAAGGTTTTAAACGCGCCGGTGACCGTATGGCCGAGGGTGCGAAGCTATCCGAAACCTCTAGTAACGGCTTTCGTCGGGCTGGGGATAAGATCAAAGAAAGCTCAGAAGTCGCGTCCAAGTCTGGGAATGGTTTTAAAAGAGCTGGCGAAAAGATCAAGGAAAGCTCCGAACTAGCTGGACGATCTGGATCTGGTTTTAAACAAGCCGGGGAGAAAGTAAAAGAAAGCTCTGATCTTGCCCAGCGGTCTGGCGACGGTTTTAAACAAACATCAAACAAAATCAAGTCAGCTAGCAATGAGGCTAGTTCTGGCGGTGAAGGTTTTAAACAAGCCGGACATAAGGTAAAAGCCTCTGGCGAGGAAGCCAAAGGGGGCGGTGCTGGGTTTAAAAAAGCTGGTGAAGATGCCAAGGCTGGTGGTGACAAAGCCGGGCAAGGTGCTAAAGGCTTTGAAAAAATCAAAGACGCAATCAAGAACTTCTCGGTCGGTGCGGTAGCCTTTAAGGCTGTCAGCTCTGCAATGAACCTTGTCAGCCAGTCAATGGATAAAGCTATTGACCGGTTCGATACCTTGCAACGATTCCCTAAAGTCATGAAGTCGCTGGGGCACTCTTCAAAAGATGTGGCAGCCTCGACTAAGTTGCTTTCTGAGGGTATCGAGGGCTTACCAACAACACTTGATACAGTTGTAAGTACCACTCAAAAACTAACCTCAATGACTGGTAACTTGAAACAGTCTACGAAGTTGACAATCGCCCTAAACAATGCCTTTCTTGCATCGGGAGCATCTACGGAAGATGCAAGCCGTGGATTGCAACAGTACACCCAGATGTTATCTGCCGGTAAGGTTGATATGCAAAGTTGGAAGACCTTGCAAGAAACAATGCCTTACGCTTTGCAGAAGACGGCTGAAAGTTTTGGTTTTGCTGGTGCATCGGCCCAGAAAGACTTCTACTCAGCCTTGCAAGACGGTAAGATCACGTTTACCGATTTTAGTAAGCGTCTGATTGAGCTTAACAAGGGTACAAACGGCTTTGCCGAGATGGCGAAGAAAAACTCAGAAGGTATCAAGACTTCATTTGGCAACATCGTGAACGCGGTAGCAAAAGGTATCGCGAATGTCATTGCCGAGTTTGACAAGATGAGCAAGGCAGTTACTGGTAAGAGCATTGCCCAGAACCTTGATAGCATTAAAGGAGCAGTAAATAGTACCTTTAACGTTATCATCAGTGTGATCCGTGGTGCTACTCCAGTTGTTAAATCTTTAGTCAGTGTATTAGGCTTTCTTAAACCTGTTTTAGACCCGCTTATCTCAATCTTCGCTGGTGTCGCAGGAGCAGTCTTGCTCTTTAAAGGAGCGATGCTGGGGTTATCCATTATCAAGGGTATTGGTAGCCTAATTGGTACACTTATCACTTCCCTGGTATCTCTGACCAGTACATCACTTGTAGCAACGGGTGCTACTACTGGACTCGCTGGGGCTTTAGCCTCACTATCTTCTGGTGGAGTCTTTCTGGTTGTCGGTGCTATTGCTGGCCTGGTGTCGTGGTTGACGCAGGAAAGCGAAGCGTCCAAGGAAGCCAAGGCCAAGAATGAAGAGTTTAAACGCTCCCTCGATGACTTACACGAAAGTGTTAACAAAGGCAATGAAGCCTATAAAGATCGTAGAAACGAGATCCAAGCGACAGCAGAGGACAATGAACGACTAGTCAAGAAGATCGACGAATTAAACGCAGTCGAGAATAAGACTGCAGCTCAAAAGAAAGAGCTTGCGTCAGCAGCAGAAACCCTTAACTCACGCATCGAGGGTCTAAATATCCAGTACGACAAGGCGACCGGCACAATCAATATGACAACGGACGCGATCCGTAAGCAGATTGAGATTGCCAAGGCATCGGCTGAAATTGAAGCCGCCAACCAGAAAATGGTAGAAAATGCCAAGAAGCGCCTTGAAATCAAGGATAAGATAAAGGAAGTTGAGAAACAGTACCAGGATCTTGTCGAAAAAACTGATAGCGTGGAAGAAGGCTCTTTCAGTAACTCGCGAATCCGTGAAGGGGCCAAGGCAGAATTTAAGAAAAAATACAACGAAGAAGTCAAGAAGCTCCAGGACGACATCAAAAAAACCGAGGATTCTGATAACGAATTAACGAATACAATCGTTAAAAACAACGAAACTAAGGCCAAGTCTACAGAAGATGCGTCTGGTCGTATGATTTATACGATGGAGAACATGAACGAGGCTCAGCGAAAAGCTGTAGAGATGATGCAACAAGAGTTTGCTAATCTCAAAGGTGAAGTTCAGAACGCGTTCCAAGCTATTGAGCAACAGACAGCCTTATCCGCGGATCAAATGACTGCTAACTTGCAGAAGAACATCGACGCTGTTGATAAGTGGTCACAGAACCTTGAAATTCTAGCCAAACGCGGACTAGACCAAGGGCTTATCGAACAAATGAAACAAGCTGGCCCTAAAATGGCCAACCAAACACAGGCTCTTGTAGATGCGTCCGATGAGCAACTTGGACGACTCAATAGTAAGTGGACCGAGGCTGGAGATAAAGCCAAGGAGGGCTTCTTACGTAGCATTCACGCAACAGGGGAAGAACTACCACCCGAAATTCAAGCAATGGTGACAGCTATTGCTACTGAGTTTAGAAAAGCACTTGCTGAGGCAGATTTTGAAACACAAGGACGTGAAGTACCTAAGAAAACTGCCGATGGTATTAGATCTGGAAAAGGCGATGTCCAACAGGCAGCGTCCGAAGTCACAGAGGCATCTAAACAAGCCTTCAACAACTTGCCAACGGAAGCTAAATATAGCGGATCGCAAGTAAGTGGTGGATATGCCCAAGGTATCACGGACAACCAAGGATCAGTCCAGGGCGCAGTTGACGGCCTCAAGAATGCCTCTCTAGGTGTTTTGGCTAATTTGTTCGGCGAGGGTCAAGCAAAAGGTGCTGAACTTGGCGCCGGTGTCGGAGATGGTGTATTGAGCCGGTCCGATGTCGTGCAAGGTGCAGCTAACACCCTCAAATCAAACGCTACTGCTACGATGGCTGGCATGGCTACAGATGGACAGGCTAAAGGGTCAGAATTTGGCTCTGGTATCGCACTTGGTATTGGTGTAGGCCAACAGGTAGCAGTTGGTGCAGCCTCCATGATGAACCTCGCTATTTCTGCTCAATTCCTCGCGATGTCCATGAACGGGCAACAGTACGGATCACAATTCGGAACTGGTATTGGTGGTGGTATCAATTCCTCACAAGGTATTGCTACCGGTGCGTCCAATGCGATGAAGATGATGATTAATTCATCTGTTAGATCATTAGGGCATGACGGTAGAAATGCCGGATCACAATTTGGTACTGGTGTTACTAGCGGTGTAGCAAGTCACAACGGGGCAGTATTTAACGCGTCTAGCAACCTCAAAGCATCAGCACATAATGGTATGTCTGGCGGTTTTAACGGTGGATATAATGCCGGTATGTCTATCGGTGAGGGTATGATGAGTGGTATCTACGCTATGGCCGGAGCAGTTGCATCAGCAGCATCAAGCATTGCATTCGGAGCTGTGGCAGCAGCTCGGTCTGCTTTGGCTATCAACTCGCCATCTAAGGTATTTAGAGATCAAGTCGGTCGCGCTATCCCGGAAGGTATGGCAGTAGGTATTGAAAAATACGGCTACTATGTAGACGACTCCATGACCGATCTTGCAAACAAGACTGTAGAGTCTGGTAAGAAATACACGGACGACTTTGGCTTTAACTTGCCAGGGCGCGGTGATCTTGTAAGTGGTCTGACTGATACACTAGCTACACGCTTTGGATTTGCGGGCGGTGGAAACTCAAGCTCAAATGTTACCAACAACTACACACTTAACGCAAACGGCACGGCTAATGATAATTTCTTTAGTCCGGAGAATATGCGCAGGCTCTTGCGTGAGCTTGCTTACTATACAAATTTGGAAGGAGGTAGAATGGCATAATGGGAAGTTTTACTTTTAACGGTGTATCAAGCACTATTCACGGTCTACGAGTGACCAGCGACTATATTATTAGTTCGACTGGCAGTGACGTGGAAACAGTAGCGGTCCCTGGTCGCGATGGTGATCTATTGATCTCAAAGAACCGTCTTAAATCGGTTACTATCGAACTGCCTTGTACCGTCCTTTCTAACCGCAAACTCACAGATGCAGAAAGTGAAATCAGTAATTGGCTCAATGTAGACGGTTATAAAGATTTGACCCTATCCTGGGACCCAGATTTTATCTACCGTTCGGCGTTTATCGAGACCTTTGAAGTATCTAGCCTTATGCGACAATTTGGTAAAGTCAAGTTAAACTTCTTGACCTATCCAGTCAAATTTTACAAGCAAGGGCGCACTACTCAAAAACTGACAAATGGGGTTGCTATCAACGGCATGGGCAACGTCAACGCAAAACCAATCATCACGCTTGTCGGTTCGGGTGATTGCACACTTACTATCAACGGACGCAAGACCAAGTTAAAAGCCGTACAGAATAAGATCACTCTGGATATGCAAGCAAACCAGGTATTCTCTGGTAACTTGCAAGCGTGGGACAAGGTGGTTCGTTCCCCTCAATTCCAGATGCCTTACTTGGACGCTGGCAGAAATCTGATAAGCTGGGACGGGAATTTTACTGTTACCATGACACCAAACTGGGGGGTTAAGCTATGAGACCTATACTATACAACGCGAATGAAACAGCGTTTGAAACCTACGGTTTGGGAGAAATTGACGCGACAAAGGCACAAGTCACACGGGAACGAAACGGGAACTATACTCTTTACATCGAGTACCCGGCTAGTGGCCCGCTTGCTGGTACGTTTAAAAACGATATGCGGATCAAGTCTGATGCTGGTTTACGGACCAAAAATCAGACTTTCTTCATTTCCCGTATCCTTAAGGACAGCTCAGGCATTTTAAAAGTCTATGCCAAACATATCAGTCACTTGACTGAAACAATGGCTATTAGAAATAATACCAACGCAACAGGGACAGCTCAGGCAGCCTTGGCTATCTGGGCTTTAAATGCCCTGGGTGGTATTCGCTTTGATACATGGTCTGATATTGATCTAACCTCAAAGGCAAGCTGGAATATCGCAGATTTTAAAACGGCGCGTGATGCTCTTGGTGGTGTCGCTGGTTCAATTCTCGATGCTTGGGGCGGTGAATACGAGTTTGATAATACGGTTATTAGACTGCATAAACAACTAGGACGTAAAAGCCCTATTGTCCTGGAATATGGTCGCAATATCCTGCGAGCAGAAGACGACCAAGACATCGATGGTGCTTATACCAGCGTCTATCCTTATGCGACATACACCCCGGAAAGCCAGGGAACTGGTGAGGGTGGAGCGACTAGTCAACAAGTAACAGTTGAACTACCCGAGAAGTATGTAGACGGTCCTTATATTGGGTTGTATAACGAGCGACGGGTTTTGATCGTTGACTTTTCGTCAAACTTCAAAGACAAGGAAGTGCCAACGATTGACAAGTTGCGCAAACTTGCCAAAGAATACGCAATTAATAACCGTTTAGGACTCCCTAAAATCAATACTAAAATCGAGTATGTAGACTTATCAAAGACAGTTGATTATAAACTAACTCAGATTTTAGAAGAAGCTGAACTTTGCGACATCGTCCCCGTCTATTATCCTCAGATTGGTCTTACCAGCGAAGATGCCAAACTGACAACTATTGTCTATGATGTACTGTTAGAACAGAATGACAGCGTAGAGGTTGGTGTTATCGGTGATGGCTTTAAATCATCAATGACCAGCAACCTATCCGGTAAGATTGACGACCTGGCCAACAATCAACAACGGCTGGTAAACACCCTACCAGACTATCTCTTAAACGCTCAAGGTAACAAGGTTTGGTACAACAAACCAGACGACAAAGAGCATAAAGTCGGTGATATTTGGTTCGAGAAGAACGGTCTCTATGACCGTATGTATGTCTGGAATGGGTCGATGTGGGAGAAACGGATCGACACAGAGGATATTGACAAGGTCAAGAAAGAGGTTGATAAACAGATCTCGGACGCCCAAACCTCAACAACCCAAGCAATCGCGCAAGCTAACGCGAAGGCAGAAGAAGCCCTAAAGAAAGCCGGCACCTTACCAGACACTAGCAAGCTATCTGATCAGATCAAACAACAGATCTTGAACAGCCCGGACTTGCAGAACAAAGTCACGGAAGGTGTAAATAGCGTTGATGGTGACACGATTTATAGTAAGATTGTGTCCAAAGTGTCTCGAAATTTTGCAACAAAGGGCGAGTTTGACGCTTTGGATCGAGTCCAAAACGACATGGGTCGGGATTTAATCGGCCTATCCAGAAAAGTTACAGCTCAAACGATCGAATATAACAAGCTCACAGAGTCAAACAAGATTTACGAGCGAATTATTGGCAAAACCGAAAGCGAAGCCTCAGAGAAGCTATCACGGCTGGTTATGTCGAGCGAGATCTTCCAGACAGAGGTCGGAAAATATGTAACAGATGATAACAATTTGATCGTCAATTCCATGACAATGGCTACTAATACGCTTACCGGGAACAATAATCCAAAGACAAGCGTATCTGTCACAGATGGTGTATTTACGATTAAGGCGCAGGGTCTAACAGGCTATAACTGGACAGGGTTCACACTTCCGATCTATGTTAAAAAAATCTATCGCGGTGAGACTTACACGCTAGGATTTAAGTACCGTATTAGAGAGTACCCAGATGTATCATTTGCTTTTAATATCAAAAACCATGGACTAAATAAAACCCTCACATGGTCTAATATTGGTGAAAATCGGCCACCACTTGATGAATGGCAAGAGTTCCAAAAAACCTTTACCATGCAAGAAGATTTCGTTTTTGGTGAGGATAAGAACTATCCATTTTATATCTTCTTAGCAAAGAATGGCTGGATTGAATTTAAAGAGCCTATCCTTGTCCGTGGATCGAATACAGGTCCTTATAAACCAAGCCAATTTGACGACGCGTTCGCGGAAACAAAGGCGCTGGGCTCGCAACTGACAACAAAAATCGGTGAAGTATCGGACAAGACGGCAGAAGCAAAACAACTTGCAGTTGGAGCGCAACAAAGAGCAGACCAAGCAACGGGCATGTCAAGCTACGCTCGAGAGGCGGCCGAAGACGCGAAGATGGTAGCTGGTGACGCGCAAGCCAAAGCAATCCAAGTTGCCGAACAGGCTAAACAGGCCAAGGAAACGGCAGAGGCTACACGGACACAAGTCACGCAACTCGCAGACTCTTGGTCAGTTAAGAATCTAAACAGCGCGGGTGACGTGCTTGGGCAGTTAAACCTCAACCCGGACGGGTCAATCCGAATCAATGAGGGCTTGCTTTCCGTCGGTGAGAAAACAATCATCAAGGACGGGGTTATCAAGAAGTCAATGATTGGTGAAGCGCAGATCGGCACGGCTCATATCAGCGAGATTGACGCGAGCAAAGCACAGCTTATCAACGTATCTGCAAAGAACATTGTATCAGATGGGCTGACAGCTAACATCATCAAAGGTGGTAAACTATCCTCACTTAACGGTGTGACTGATTTTGACTTACAAAATGGTTGGCTGGATATAAATAATCCGAATGTCGGTATCAGAAATCAATTCAAGAATAAGCCTTTACAATACCTTGTCTTTGGCGAGGGACAGATCAACGGCAAAGACGCGTCTTATACTGCTCTAATGTCAAATTCTTGGAAACGAGTCGCAATGGACGATGGTTCGGCTGGTATCCAGATTTGGAACGCGAACGATAACACGACAGCCGTCAACATTTATGGCGACTTAGTCGAATTTATGTACAACGCGCACGATAAGAAGTCAGTTGCTATTAATACAGTGAATAACGAAATATCCGGCCTTGACGATATATTGCTACGCAATAGGTCGCTGGTAACTTGGTTTAACTCTATTGATAGCAATTTTAAAGCAATCGCAAATTGGTTCAACCAAAATAATCTCGGCGCTCCGGGATTGTATCGTTTGAATATGTAAAGGGGTATCAATGCACACAGTAGATAGAATCGTAAATGAGATCTCACAGAATCTCGCAAATGCAATCGTAGACACCACTTATTACAAAGTATTATACGATGAGTCTCAAGAAAAACTAGCAGAAGCACAAGCACAGCTTGAACAAGCACAAGCACAGCTTGAACAAGCACAAGCACGACTCAATGAAGTAAGCCAAACCCTCGAGGCAGACGAGGCAATAAATATTTACAAGAAGAAGGACGCACCTTCGTTTCGATCCGTTCAAACAACCCTTATACAGCTTTCGAGCGTGTTTTGATCGGTGACCGCACCAACGAATCAGATGAAGTGCTGATCCAAGCTGTACTTGGTCAAGTCGTGACTGAATTGAACCCAGCCGAGGGCGTTAAGAAGTTACAAGAGGACTTGCACGTACAGGCGCAAGAATATGAAGCGAAGCTCGCGAAGAAAAACGAAGAGATCCAAAAGGTCAAAGACGTGGCGGAATGGAGCGTACTTGCCCGTGTGACTGACACAGATAACCCGCTGGACCCTACAGTCTTTAAACGTGGCCTTGAGCTTGTCGATCTTGGTAAAGCTGGGGCAACCTATCCAGCGCAAGCGATTTTCGCTATTGAGGATCCGAACCATATCGAGAAATTTAGCGAAGGCAAGCGCGTGATGGTCCAAGTGAACCAACCATTTACTTATCAAGGCGAAACGCTTGAGCAACTCACAAGCCTTGAACAAAACGGCAAGATCGGCATCTGGAAATGGACAGAGCCAAAACCGGAAGATCCAAAACCAGCGGGAGAGCTTGAAACCCAACCCGTCCAGTAGGCTAGTTGTTAAATAGGGGGTGATGAAATTGGACCTATTAACACTGGTTGACAAGCTGACTCCCGTTCTAGTCGTGATTATTCCAAGTTACTTTTCTTTTAAGAGTACAAAAACCACAAAGGAAGCTGACAAACGTATCGAGGGCCTATCAAATAAGATAGATATCCTCGAAAAGTCAGTATCAAGCGTGGAAGAAATTGGGAAAGATAACCAGCGGAATTTAACGATTATCGGGAAAGGCTTACAACGGCTTCAACGTTTTCGATTGCAGGAAAATCTAAAGAACGCGCTCAAGCGCGGACACACAAACCAGCACGAGCTAGAAGAGTTGTCGAAATTATATGAGAGCTATGTCGAGCTAGGCGGGAACGGAGCTATCAGAGTGCTCTTTGAGCGCTTTTTGGAATTAGAAATAAAAGAGGAAAAATAGCATGAATCAAATTACAAGCATTATCACGTCGTCTGCTATGAGCATTTTAGTTGTATTGACGGGTATCGTGGTTCAAACAATCAAGAAATACCTATTAATGCGTGGTGGCAAGAAAGCAATCGAGATCGTTGAGATCTTGGCAAAAAACGCAGTCAACGCTACAGAGCAGGTCGCTGACAAGTTGGATATCCACGGTAAGGACAAGCTAGAACACGCTAAAACGAGCTTGATCGAGGGCCTTGAATCGCAAAATATCCACTTGACGAATCAAGAACTCAATACCTTTATCGAAGCAGCGGTCAAAAAAGCGAATGACGAATGGAAGAAATAGGAGATAGACAATGAGTGTACAACAATCTATTGTTAACGGTTTTACTAGTCGTCGCGGGCTGATTACCTATTCAATGCTGGGAAGCCGTAACGGTTCAGACGGTACCGGGGATTGTTCCGGTATCGTGTCGCAAGTTTTAAAGGAAGCCGGCATTCCGATTCAAGGCTTGCCGTCGACTGTCACGCTTGGCCAGCAACTCGCAAACAATGGCTTCTATCGCGTAAGTATCAATCAAGACTGGGACGCTCAAACGGGCGATATCGTCTTGATGAGCTGGGGCGCTGATATGTCAAGTTCTGGCGGCGCTGGGGGCCACGTCGGAGCGATGATCGACGATACATATTTCATCTCTTGCGACTATTCGACTCAAGGCGCACCCGGACAAGCTATTAATACCTATCCTTGGAACGATTATTATAACTGGAATAAACCAAACTATATCGAGGTTTGGCGATATGCTGACACAGCACCACAGACCAACAACCAAGCAAGCACGGCCGTACAGCCAAAGGACAAGGCCTATTATCAAGCAAACGAGGTTAAGTATATTCACGGCATCTGGCAGATCAAATGCGACTATCTCGCGCCAGTTGGGTTCGATTGGCTCGAGAACGGTATTCCCGTTTCAATGGTGAATTGGGTCGACAAAGACGGAAACAACTTGCCGGACGGAGCGGATCAAGACTTTAAATCTGGCATGTACTTTAGCTTCGAACTAGACGAAGTCAATATCACAGACACAGGCAAAGGTGGCTACTATGGCGGTTATTACTGGCGATTGTTTGAGTTCGGTCAATTCGGTCCAGTTTGGCTGTCATGCTGGGACAAAGACGATTTAGTCAACTATTACGAGTAAAGGGGTGATTGAATGAATCGCTCAAACTGTACTAACTTAAAGCAGTTTGAGGGCGGTCGAGTTGTCAAACAAGGCGACTCGGCTTCTCTTTTTGGTTTTGCAATGTACGATGAGAACTGGGTACCGATTGATCTTGACGGGCAGGCAGCTACAATCCACTTTGTCAGCAAGAAAGGCAAAGCGTCCTTTAGCGCTACTGTCCAAGGCTCAAAAGTATCGTTTAAGATTCCCAAGGTGCTACCAGTCGAGAGCTATCTTGTCGAGGTTGATTGTGGCGGATATGTATTTCCAAGTGACCAGAGCGTCCGAGTTGACGTGGTCCAGTCAGCGGACGAGTACACAAGCGAGCAAGTCCTTGCGCTTGTCAAAAACGACGTCAAGGAAGAGATCGGGAAGTTTATCGAAGCGCACAAAGAGAGCGGAATCGTGGAAGAATTTCCAGATCTAACAACTCTCTATAATCTAGCTAAAATTTAATAAGAGGAATAAAAAATGAGTTTAAATACTGAAAAAATGACGAAATTCGCGCAAGCAGTCGGAACGGATATCAAAGAGATTAAAACCACGCTTGCAAGCAAGGCTGATAAATCTGAAATCGGGCAAGGTGGAATTACACAGCAACAATTGGACACAGCGATCCAAGGGGTTAAAACGGCCATTTTGGGTGAAGGTGTGCCAGAGGAGTTGGATACCTTAAAAGAAATCGCAGATAAGATCAAGGCTGGCGAAAACCCAGAAAGCGCGATTGTTTCAAAAATGACTGAATTGGGACAAAAAATTACTGATTTAGAAAACGTTGACTTTGTACAGATTTATAATACTGCTAAAAATACCCTCTAAGGAGGTGAAGCATGGATAAATTAAAAAAAGCAATAGAAGCGATCGGGACAGATATCGGTTTATTACAAAGACAACTATCGTCTTACTTATCACAGACTAGAGCTTACGAAATCTTCCCAACATACGCCCAGCTACAATCTCAGATGACCAGCAACATCAAGGACAAGCACCTTGAATTGGGTCTGGACGCTTTGATTGACGAAAAACTAAAAAACGGTGGCGATCCGTTTGTCACGACTTCCAAGCTACCAACGATTGACACTAGTCAGCTCGCAAGCAAAAACGACTTGGAAGAGTTGAAACGCTCAGTAGGATCTGGAGCTGGTGCGAGTACAGAATTAAAAGGGCAAGGCTTTCCATACGCTCTGAATGCTGATATCGGTACAATATATACTGATACGACAGCAAAAAACGGAGCGGTGAAGTGGATCAAAAAGACCGCTGGAACTGGCTCTAACGCTTGGTCTGTCTTGTTTGGCGATGTCAAACACAAGCCAAGAATTTCATCGAGTCAAAATAATGCCTACGTGGAATTTAGACGCATAAATTCAACGGTAGAGGTTGGTTTTGGTGGTCTCTCTTGGGGCTGGTTCGGAATCGTAAGACGAGGTGCGCCCAGCTACATTCCTCAAGGGTCAGACCGTGAACGTAACGTGGTTATCTTAAACGTCGGCGGTATACCCGTCGGTTTTCGTGCGACCAGCTCAAAACTGGGCGTTATGACGAACGACAAGGGCAAGCGCCTTGGCACTTTTTATTTAGGCGGGCCGGGTGACGGCAACCAGCTACGCTTACAATTCGATGATCCGGTACCAACAGACCGGGATATCGGAGACTTGCGATTTACTAATATGTCCTATGTAACGGACGATCCTTGGCCAGAGACTATATAATAAGACACACACCCTCCCAATTCGGGAGGGTTTTTTTTATTTGTCTGAAATTTGTGTTTATAACGGCAATTTCAAAAAATGTCTATTACAACGGCAATTATGCTGTTATTTACTTGAAAAAGACGACTAACAGTGCTATAATAATTGTACACGGATTTTAAACAATCTACTGAATAACCAAGTGTAGATAGGGTGACACCTTGCTTGGATTGTATACATAATTCCCGTTACGCTTTTCGTGAGATATTGCGGAAAGATAAGTAATTCTCTTTTGAGCAATCGAAAGAGATCATGAAGTGTAAGAAGAATGAGGGTGTATGCAGTATAGAGGTTGTGCGTAATTAGACCATTATCAGACGGTGGCGGTGACAATAGACGCTTTCGGTGAAAGAATAATCTGGGTAGGCCTTGCGTAGCGGTAAGAACCGAACCAGAAATGCTAAATTAAACCGTTTTGCACTTGAGGTCGAGGGATCGGCCAATAACACCAAAGATAAGTACAAGTAGCCCAAAATGTGCAGACGATACATTATTGTATGTTAATGCTTAAAACATATTTCTGAATGTTGGGTGAAAGTTGGACGTAACCAGTCGTGCCTAGTCATTTAATCGCTACGGAAGTTATAGGGTCGCTCCTTATGGCTCAGACCGTGGTAGGCTATCGGTCAATAAATTGCGTACAATTGAAGTAGAGCGAAGGCTCATTTAGTTGATTGTTTAAAGTTCGTGTCCTTGCATTTAGCAAGGTTTTTTATTTTTGTCCGATTGACAAATTTACTTTCTTGCATTGAAA